CATGGAGTTCTGCTTACGTGCAGCATCATATGAGAAACCTGTCAACTCAAATGACATGCGTGGTAGAATAACCTGTACTGGTCTTTCCAGATCAGGATCGGATCTTAGACGAGAGAAGTATTTTTCTTTTGGAGCATAAACCAACGGAACTTTGAAGCGTTCTATCTCCACGTTAGTATCACGATTGATTCGCTTCACAGTAATGTTATTGAATAGATTACCGAAAAGTATAACATATTTACGAGTTAATCTATAGTAAAAGTAACTGTTGCTTAACATTATGGCATTCCAAATGGATTGATTTCTGACAGATCAACAAAAGTGTCTGCTTCGGTTTGAATCTTTCTATTGTCAAACTCATCATATTGAACGTGATCCCTGAGTTCGTCATAGCTGATAAGATTCTTTGTTGTATTTGAACTTGCACCTCTAACAGAAGTATTAGTTGCAAAAACACCATTGATGTTGATAACTTCCAGAACGCTGTTTGCTGGAGTCCAACCAGCAACTTTTGCTGTAACAGTAGCAGAGGAAAGATTAGCACCCTGATAAACTGTTTCACCCATGTGATAGTTGTTTGCACCCGCACTCATGTTCAAATGAATTGTATATGAAATTAAATCTGTCAAACTATCAATCTCTTCAACTCCTGTATCAATATCTTCCTGTGAGAAGCGGAACACTTCACAACGCAGTTCATAAAGATATGGATTTCTCTTGCCGAGTGAGAAGAATAGAAGTTCTTCTTCAACGAACTTGATTTCAAATATCTTGTTGAGTAGAGGAACAAAGATAAGATCACCTTCTCTAGGTCTTGCTGCAATATTGCTCGGGATATATTTCTGAAATGCGCGTCTGGAAATAACAAAGTTTGAAGTATCACGAATCTCAAGACCAAACTTAGAGAAGAAGTCACCATCACCTTCATAACCTTCAACGTTAGCAAGATATGCTTCAATAGTATATGCTCTGTTGAATCTAGCTTCTGGACTTTCACCGATAATTTCGTCTGTGCTATCATAAGCATCACGCGGCATATATCTAACATCATGACCCATGATCTTGATAGACTCATATAGAATGTCTTCAAACATTCTTTGTTCATTGAGAACTGCTGGTGAGAAGTTATTGAAGTAGACGCTGGTGGCCATGTATTATCCCATCAAGAACTGTGGTGGTTCTTCGTAAGTATTACGTATCAACTGCTCAATCTCGTTTATCTCAGCAACAGCTTCATCATAGATTTGCTGGCCATTTAGATTGATACCGCCTGGTAGCTGCATACCAGCAAACTTTTTCATATTGTTACCCCATTGACGCTTGATCAGTGCTGTAGCATAACGCTTGAGCATACGATCATTGTAGACTTTAGGATATGTGTCTGGATCAATGATGATGAATGATTCAATAACAATCCATTCTCCAACATTAGCCATTCCCCAATTCATATCTATGTAAAGCTTATTTGTGTGTCTATTATATCGAACTGGTTGTTCACCTGAGAATAGCATGTCTAGTGTGCGAATATGTTGCATTGTCAGAACATAATTGACATATGATGTGCTGGTAAAATCGTAGAGTTCATGAAGACGCAACTGATAGCGCAAGTCAAACATATTGATAGTTGCATTGGAAGATGTGATTGGAAAAATACGATTGACGCCTATAATGTTATCACTTATAGGAATGTATCCGTTGGTTTTGTTTTCTTCGGTAATCTGGTGTTTTAGATACCAGCGTTCTACGCCATCAAAGTGAAAGTCACGGAAATACTGAAAAGCTTCGTCAATACGATCTTCTACCTGATCATCATCCACATTGATTTCAATGACTGGATGCCCTAGTTGTCTAAGGCACCAGTCTTTTAGTTGTTCTCTTGATGCTGGAACTGCCATTTATAATACCCTCTTTATAGAGTATTTATAATAGTTCCATTTACTTGAACCAAGGACCTACCATCCAAGTTACAACTGAAAATCTTTCGCCCTCTTCAACATCTTCAACACCATGAAGCAAAAATGATGGAAATACTAAAACGGTGCCCTTCTTTTGTGGTGGATATGTTTTTTTATGACCTGTTTGTAAAAAGAACTTACCACCCTTGAAGTCATCATTTAAAAAAGCAAGAACAGTAAGCTTTCGACATTCAGCAAGATTAGCAGCATCTTTGCTTAAAAATGTATCTACATGCCCTTTGTATCTGCCACCACCAGCAGGATATTTCAAAAACTCAGATTGATTTGCTCTTTTGATGTCAAAATTCCAAAATCTTGAATTGGCATCTAATCCAACTGCTGCCAATCTAGCACCAATGCCTTTGTGTACTGGAAGAACAACTCTGTTTACGTTTCTTATTTTTTTATCAATTTTTCCACTAATACCATCAGCAACACCAATACCTGCTTCTTCATCTTCAACTTTGTTGTAAAGAGAAATTAGCATATCACAATCTTTTTCTGTCAATACATCGTCATATACTCTAACAGTAAGATCAGTATCTCTTATTAAGTTTAGACCACCACGCTTATCATATATCCATCAACATAATGTAAAAATACTTGTGCTTGCCAGTTACCTTCACTATATTCTTCACGCCAATGATACATTTCACATCCGCGATACAATACAACATCACCTATGTTCATTTCAACTTTAGTTGGATTTTCAATATAGACAATATTTCCATCATGGTCTGTCTTATGATTTTCTGTTTTTTCTGTTGAAGGTTTACCAAAATATATTGGCCATGGATTGCCTTCAAATCCAAGAGTTAAAGTTGCGCTTATTTCACAAGCAGGGCGATCTTTATGAATTTTTAAAGTTTCACCGGGCTTATACAATCTAGCATAAGCATATGTAGGAAGCAGCTTTTTTCCTGAAGCAATTTCAAAGTGAGGTAATAGATCAATAAGTAGCTTATCAAGAACAGGAATATCACGTACAGATTTACTAGTAGGACATTGTGAATCAAATTTGCCAGAAGTTTCTGTTATCTCTTGTAAAACTTTGGTAAGTTCATTACAATTTTCTTTGTCTAGAAAATCTGTTAAAATTAAGTATCTGTTTTTTTCAAAAAAATTTACGGTTTCCATAAAAACTCCTATCATTATATAATCAATATTTAAGGTTCTGTAGATGTAGGCTCTTCAGGTTCTGTAGATGTAGGCTCTTCAGGCTCTTCAGGTTCTATTGGTGGTACTGGTTTCTCAAGACAATTGCCGTTAGAATAATACCACAATTCAGCAGTACATTCATTAGTACATTCTATCCAAAATAAAGGTTCAGCTACTAAAAATTCTTCATTTTCTACTTGGGCAATTCTCACACCTATTTCTAAACCTTCATAGTTCATAACTTTTTCATTAGGGGATATAAGTGCTTTTTTCATTAGTAAAACTCCTCAACTACTACAAATCCTGGAGAGCCGTCACCTCCCGGCCTTGGAGTGGTATTTGGAGACGACGTGCCTGGTGGGCGACTAACATATCCACCACCACCTGACCCATAACCAGATGCATCACCTCCAGTGCCAAAAACGAAAGATGTCGCCGCCGCGCCGCCGAAACCCCAACCAAATAATGTTCCTCCAGGAATATTGGTATCGTCTGCTTCTGTACTTATTCCATACCATGAGTCTGTTATAATAGCAGTATATCTAGTATCTAGTGTATATGCTGTTGTGACTGTTCCTCTTGTTCCCGCTACGGGTGCAGTGACTGGTCCTCCAGCTGTACCACCAGTAATAGATATAAAGCTTCCAAAAGATGATGTTCCTCCTCCTGTAGGAGTTCCTCCAGGAATACCTACACCACCTGCGCCGACTGTAACAGATACAGGACCAGGAATTGCTGGAGCAGGTATGTATATTGAGCCGATATTACCTGCTCCACCACCACCACCCCATCTTTGTGTGCTGTATGTCGGGCTATAGTTACCTTGGCCGCCCGCTCCGCCACCAGATATTAGTGTAACTTTTACACCTTTAAGTGCAGATTGTTTAGTCCAAGTTGCTGGTGATAAATAGTTATTGACAGCATAGTTACCACCAACAGGAATATCGCCGGTGCCTAAAATATTTTGCGAACCTACAGTTTTTAGATTTGTAATGTTTTCAAGTTGTCTGCTATCGTTGATAACATTTGTACCTGATATTTTGATCGCCATCTTCGTCTCCTTTAATGACTAATAGCACTTTTTTATATTTATATTTTTTTATTCCGCATCAAAGAAGAACATATGCCAAAGTCTGCCGTCTTCCATATCACTACCGAAGTAATCCGAAGCACCATGGATAGAACCAGCATCAAAGATTACCAAGCGATTATAGACATTACCAAACTTATCTACAGTGTCATATGGAGTCTTATCTAGAAATGTCTTATAGTTGAAAGCACTACCAATGTCTGGATGTGTCTTATGTCTAATATTAGTTGCGCGATGCCTAAATGTTGATGTTCCTGTTTCTGGCGGAGCATTTGGTGTTAGATATATCATAGCAGCATAACATTGGTCATCACAGTGATAGACTACAGGTTCACCAGCAATATTGAGCTGGAATTTACCATTCATTCCATGTTCTTCCCAAGCTGTAATTCTCTTGCCCATAATGCTTTCAAAAGCTTCTTTTATACCCGGAAATAAGAATTGGTTATAACTACGCTTACCAATAAAGCCGCGACCTAGACCACCTTCGATATACTCTTGCTTCTGTGCGAAAGCGCGAATTTCATCTGGATTTTCATAGAAGTCATCCACAATGAATGCTCGCTTGTTAAAATTTACATTCACACGACCCATCACATTTTTTTCCTCTTTTGTTCCTGACAACATATAAGTTGTTGCGTCTTTTGCACCTTCTGTAATATCGATCATCTTTGCTGAAGCATCAGGATTGACTAGATCAGGATGCACCCACCAGTCTTCAAAGTTACAGACACCATCAGGAGAAATGTCATTAGCAACTAGCATATATCCTTTTGACTTTAGATACTCACGCGATTTTTCTCTAAATGATCTAGTCACATCAGCATAGTAATCATGCTCATAGGTAATGACACGGAACTTATACTTGTCAAACGGTATCTTCAATAGACACTCATATGTGTTTCGTGCTGGTTCAATGTCTAGCTGAAGATAATCAATTACCATCTCTTTAGCATTCAATTTAAGAAGTGTTTCATAGTTGAGTGTTAATGCGTCATGGTGTAGAACCATCGTGTTTGGTCTTGCTGCTGTATACTCATCAACGAACTTCTTGTCATACTCAACAGATATACCAGTCCATTCAAACTCTTTCTCTAGCAACGCTGTATTGTTGCCTTTCCATGGGTCAGCACCACCAATCTCAAAGAATGTACCATTCCGCTTACCATTTAGAACGGAAAGAATAAACAAGTCCTGATATACTTGTGCGAAGTTGCGTTCAATTCTGTCTGCACCTGGAAACTTGAAGCGAAGCTTATCATACATGCTTCTATCATACATTCTAAAAGCATAAGACTCTGGACCAGAACCTAACGATACGATATTGCTTTCAATTGACTTCTTATGCTGATCATCAATCTCATTCCACCAATCATCAAGAAGAGTCTGAAATATCTTACGAGCTTCCATACCGCGGCCTCGCCACCAAGCAGCAACAGCTTTTTGGAATAGAAGACACCATTTACCTTGATAACCAACATCCATATCAACTACAGGAACACTATCAACATGCTTCAAAGCAATCTCAGTCATTGTGTAGCTTTCAAAGTATAGCTTTTCATTTTCTAGAATACGCGATAGAAGATAGTATGCTTCTGGTCTATCAGGCATAAGAGTGATAGCAGCATTATACATACTCTTTACTGTATAGACACGATTTTTCTGTCTATCAAAACAATTACCGATACGAAGCAGACATTCATACTCAATAAGTTGATCCTTAGTGCGTTCAGCAGCCCTTAGAAGATATGAAATAGCTGCTGCTGTTTGTCCAAGTTTTTCGTATTCCAAACCTAGCAAATAGTTCTTGTCTGGATTTTCTGGATCATTTACATAATCAACAATAAGTTTCTCAAGCATTCATCATATCCTTTATCACAATCTTGGGGCAACGCAGAACATATGCTGCGTTGTCTTGAAATCCAAACGTTATCAAAATATCATTGTCGTGTTCTGCTAGACCGCAGGCAAACTCAATCTTGGCGCCCATGAAAGAAAACGCATCTGTTTTCTTTATCACTTTCCAGTCTTTACTCCAATGAACCAATCTGTGTCTGTATGTTGCGTTCTTACGGCCCTGCTCGCTGTTATACAAGTCTGTTTCATGTGTGAGAGTAAGATATCCGTTATCAAATGTAATAACTTGTCCACCGCCTCGAAGATCACGATTGAATAACATTTCTTTTCCTAGATGAACTGTTTGGCATGTTTTAGCCACAGGATCAACTTTGACAATCTCAACAGGATTGCACCACTTCAAAAAATGATACGGCATATCAAGAATAGGCATCCAGTTCTTCTCACAGTATGATGTATCTGGTGGTGGTGCAGGAATACGGAATCTTGATATCTCAACTACACCTTTATCTGTAATTTCAATCTCGGACATTTCCATACGCCCTTGCCCGTTTGTTGTGGTATCTCTTCTTACACCACACATATATATTTTGTCATTCCACTTGACTAACCGAGCATCTTCAAGACCGACAAATTCCCAGATAGGCTTTACATCAAGCTTGGATGTATCTACCTTATCAATATACATCAAAGATAAATCGGAATTTAATCTACCGAAATAGTTTGTTGTGGTAAGTGTTATATCATTTTCTGGATTGAAGTATAGAAGTGGACCCCATGGATGCTCATGCTTATTGAGTTCGGAATGATATAGAGTATATTGGCAATGTCTTACGTTTACATAGATTTTATCATCGTCCACGTAGACGCTAGGATTGAAAAGACCAGTGCCATTAGTTTTGCTAGAGTCAATAATTAATGGTTTAATAAATCCTCCACTCTCGAGGACTAGCTTCGCAAAGTTTTTCATAATCAACTTCCTAAAAGTTATAATTTTTTGTGTAGCTTTTTTATTGCTTCGATAAGAATAGCTATCAATGGTATATAGTGAACTGTTTTACGACCTTGTTCATTAGTTCTTACAAGTTCAGGCATGATCTTTTCAATTTCTTGTGCCATTATACCATAACTCTTTTCACCATTATCTTTCCATGTAAACGCAAAGGTATTAATCTTATCAAGAATGTCAAACGGTTCATCAATTGGTTTTAAATTTTCTTTCAATGTTGCATCTGATAGTGAGTTGAAGTTTGTTGCTGACAAGTCACCTGTTGATGGATTAAAATAAAGTTTTGATGATGAAGCTTTAGCTGTTTGATTTGAACCTGTAGCAGCAACAAAAACGGGGTAGTGTGTTGCGTTTGTTGCTGTGTCATTTGTTGCATTGATTGCTGTTGATGGACCTGTGGCACCTTGTGATCCTGTTGTGCCTTGTGATCCGGTTGTGCCTTGTGATCCTGTTGATCCAGTTATACCCTGTGAACCTGTAGCACCTGTCGTACCTTGTGAGCCAGTTGCACCAGTTGATCCAGTTGTACCCTGACTTCCTGTAGCACCAGTTGATCCAGTTGTACCCTGACTTCCTGTAGCACCAGTTGATCCAGTTGTACCCTGACTTCCTGTAGCACCAGTTGTTCCTTGTGATCCAGTAGCACCAGTGGTACCTTGAGATCCAGTTGATCCAGTAGCACCAGTTGTTCCTTGTGATCCAGTTGATCCAG